GTTTCAATTGTTTCAAGCCCGGCCATTGAAGAATCATTCATTGCGCTTAAAAACCAAGAATTTAAACTTGCAGAAGTTGACAAAGAAAAAAGAATTCTTCTTGGTGCTGCCCTTGTACCTAATAAACCTATATACAGAAAAAGTGGTGAAGATGAATATTATATATACTTCTCACGAGATACAGTAAGAAAGGCCTCCCAAATTTATTTACAGAAAGGAAACCAAAACAATTCTACACTAGAGCATAAACATACACTTAAAGGTTTATCACTTGTAGAATCTTGGATAGTAGAGGATTCTAAAAAAGACAAGACAGCTTTATATGGTCTTGAATATCCTGTAGGTACTTGGGTAGGTGCAGTCAAAGTAAATAACGAACAAGTATGGCAAGAGTTTGTAAAAACAGGTAAAGTCAAAGGTTTTAGTATTGAGGGTTATTTCGCTGACAAAGCAGAGAGACCAAAAGACCCTACTATTAACGATCTTGAAGAAATAGAAGAAGAGGAGGCGCAAGAATTATTATCACAGATTAAAGGTATAATTAGAAATGACAAAAGATACAAAGCTGGTAAAAGATTAATATTTGAAAGTTTTAGTGATTATCCTGATGCAGTAAAGAACAATGCTAAAAGAGGTATTGATTTAAATAAAAAAGTAAACAATAAATGTGCTACAGATGTCGGTAAGATTAGAGCGCAACAATTAGCACAGGGTAAGCCTATAAGCGAACAGACTATTAGTAGGATGTATTCTTTCTTATCAAGAGCTGAAGAATATTACAAACCTGATGACAAGGAGGCTTGTGGTACAATCTCATATTTATTGTGGGGTGGTTTAGCAGCGAAGAGATATTCAGAAAGAAAACTTAAAGAGCTTGGCAAATTAGATTTGTATAGTGAAAAAGTAAATGATGACTTTGCAATTATTATGGATAGACTAGCTTATGCTGATAAGGCAATGGCCGAAAAGATAGCAAAGGATATAGGGTGTGATGGAATACACGAACACGAATTTGAAGATCAGACTTGGTATATGCCTTGTGAGAAACACGCACTAACAGAAGAAGAGTTTAAGAAATATGAATGTCCAAAAGGATATAAGAAAGATTATCAAAAACATAAGTGCGTAAAGATGGCAGAGATAGGTCCAAGAGGCGGTATCAAACCAAGCAAGAAAGCACCGAAATCAGGAACACCAAATCGTAATCCAAAAGGTAAAGGTACAGCTAAAGGAGATGCTTCAACAAGCAGAGGAGCAAAGGTCTCACAAAAAGATTTAGCATCCTTACAAAAAAAGTCAGACGAATTTAACGAAAGGTATAAAAAGAAACTAGGATATGGTGTTACAGTTGGACAATTAAAAGCAGTATTTCAAAGAGGCTTAGGTGCATTTAATGTATCACATAGTCCTAGAATAAAATCTCCTACAGCTTGGGCACAGGCACGAGTAAATGCTTATATGTATTTAGTAAGAAATGGTAGGCCACAAAACCCTAAGTACACAGGAGACTTTGATCTGTTACCAAAAGGACATCCAAAAAGTAACAAGAAATGAAAAAACAAGACTATATACCTAGCTACACTAGTCCAAAAGGGGGAAGAAGGGCTTGTCTATGTAAAGACGAATTGACTTATAAGATTGAGTGTTGTACTGGCGAACTACACGCACAAGGCATAGGTCAAATAACAAGAAGCAGTTAAAAATGCAAAATTAATTTAAAAAAGCGATATATAATTATGAAAGCTACAGAAATGATAAAACAAGTAAAAAATCTCTTAGGTGTTGAGCTATCTGACATACAGTTAGCTGAACTCAAATTAGAGAACGGAACTGTTTTAGAAGCAGATGCTTTTGAATCAGGTAAAGAAGTCTTTATTAAAACTGAAGACGAAAATGTTGCTCTTCCAGTAGGAGAGTACGAACTAGAAGATTCTCGTGTATTAGTTGTCGAAGAAGAGGGTATGATTAAAGAAATCAAAGCTCAAGAAGAAGAAGAAAAAGAGGAAGAAGACAAAGAAGAAATGAGTTATGTAACTAGAGAAGAGTTCAGAAAAGAAATGGACGAACTTAAAGATATGGTAGAAAAAATGATGTCTCCAAAAGATAAAGAGGAAATGTCATCACAAATTCTAGAGGAAGTATCTTTAGCAGTTACAGAGGTTTTAAACAGTGATGCAGAAGAAAAAGAAATTCTAAAAGAAGAATTATCTCAACCTGCTGCCGAGCCTTTAAAACATAATCCTGAGGAGAAGAAAAACAACTTTAAAGTTAAGTTTGCTCAAAACAGGACAAAATCTACTCTAGACAGAGTAATGGAAACTATAAGTAATAAATAAATAAATAAAAAATTATGGCAGTATTAACACACATAAGCGATGATGTAATGAGAATTTTCGATGACTATGAATTAGTTTCAGCATCGGCGACATTAAATCTATCAGATTCTGGAAAAGTATTTAAAATTTCTGGAACAGGTTATACAATAACTTTACCTGCACTAAGTGCTGGGTGGAAAGCAAAATTTATCGTATCAGGAGCATTTTCAACTGACTTCGTAGTACAATCACCAGCAGATAGTAGAGATACTATTAATGGTGGAGTAATTGTAAACGGAGCAATCGTTGAGGCTGATGCAGTAGATAGAGTAACATTTGAAGATGATGCAGAAAGTATCGGTGATTACATCGAAATACATTCTGACGGGACTAGCTATTTCTTAAGTGGAAATGGTAACGCAGCTTCATCAATTTCAGTTGGAGAATTATAATAATTAAATAAATAAAAAAGATATGGCTACTACAACAAGTATAACAACTACTTACGCAGGAGAGTTTGCAGGTGAATATATCGCAGCAGCTTTACTAAGTGGAGTTACGTTATCACAAGGCGGGGTTTCAATTAAACCCAATATTAAATTTAAAGAAGTTATCAAAAAACTTGCACTAGATAGTATCTTAAAAGATGCTTCTTGTGATTTTGATCCAACTTCAAATGTAACATTAACAGAAAGAATCTTACAACCTGAGGAGTTTCAAGTAAACTTACAACTATGTAAAAAAGATTTCAGACAAGACTGGGATGCACAATCTATGGGCTTTAGCCAATATGATAACTTACCTAAAAAATTCTCTGATTTCTTAATTGCACAAGTTTCAGCTAAAGTTGCTCAAAAAGTAGAGCAAAACATTTGGCAAGGAGCTACTGCAAATGCAGGAGAGTTTAACGGATTCCAAGCATTATTAGCAGCAGACGGAGATGTCGTTGATGTTTCAGGAACAACACTATCAGCTTCAAACATAATTGCAGAATTAGGAAAAGTAGTAGATGCTATTCCAGGTGCAGTTTATGGTAAAGAGGATGTGAAAATCTATATTCCAACAAGTGCAGCTAAGTTTTATATTCAAGCACAAGCTGCTTTAGGATATAGAGAGCTTTACAACGTTGGTCAAACAGAGATGAACTTTCAAGGTATTCCATTATTTACAGCTCCTGGTTTAGGAAATGATAAAATGGTTGCAGCAGAATCTTCTAACTTATTCTTCGGAACAGGTCTATTAAATGACTGGCAAGAAGTTAAGTTAATTGATATGGCTGACATTGATGGAAGTCAAAATGTAAGAGTTGTCCTAAGAGGAAGTGCAGGAGTACAGCACGGAATTGGATCAGACATCGTTTTATATTCTTAATAATAGTTTAACATAAAAGAGGTAGGTGGGTAAAAGCCTACTTACCTTTTTTTTTAAAAAAATAAAAATATGGCTTGTAATATAACAAACGGAAGAGCATTAGCTTGTAAATCAGGCGTAGGTGGATTAAGATTTGTTTTCTTTTCTAACTACAACAACACAACAAGAGACTTAGCAGTAGCCGCAGATGGCTCTGTAACTCTTGATGGCTCTGTAGATTTTTACAGATACGATTTAAAAGGTAATTCATCTTTAGAAACAGCCATAAACTCTTCAAGGGAAAATGGTACAACTTTTTACGAAAGTACACTTAATTTAACACTACAATTTTTAGATAAGGCTACACAAGAGCAAATTAAATTACTTGCTCACGGAAGGCCACAAGTTGTAGTACAAGATTATAACGGAAACGCTTTCTTATTAGGTAAGTTACACGGATGCGAAGTAAGTGGCGGAACAATGGTTTCAGGAGCAGCTATGGGCGACTTGTCAGGATTTACATTAGTATTATCTGCACAAGAAACTAACCCACCATTCTTCTGTGCAGCAGCACCAACAGATGATGCTACATCACCGATTGATCCTAACGCATAT